GGTCGTGACCGTCCCTTGCCCCCCGGCGGACTCGGTACCTTTCCCGGTCAGCGCGATGGGCCCACCCACATGCGGGGCCTGTGACGGGTTGTCGCGGCTACGGGTGGATTGGGCTCCCTGCCGGGAAGTGGTCAACAGCGGGAAAGGATCAGGGTGGCGAGAACGTTGACGGTCGCGGGGGCGGTGCAACGGATCACGAACCCTTCCGCGAGGTTCGCGTCGGGTTCAGTGCCGAGCGGGTAGTCGTAGAGGATCACCCCACCGTTCGGTGTGAGGTTGTGTTTCCGCAACGCCGTGATCGTGGTTGGTTCGTTGCCTGCCGTCCATGCCCCCGCGGCGGTGAACCCGGCGGTCAACACGCGTCCCATTTCCTGGGCGATGGTGATCGATGTCGAGTTCGTCCCCGGCCCGTTCGTCGCGAACGTGCAGTAACACGTCTCGATGAGGACCGGAACCGCGGAGGCGGAGACCCCATCGAACGCGATCTCGTAACCGACGAGCAGCAGGCCTGAGTTGGCGTGTGCTTTCGCGCCGATCACCGACCGGGCGGTCGCGGCCGACAGGGCAACCGCCGACGCGTTGGTCGCCGTATAGCGGGGTGCTGGCATCAGTAGACGTCAGGCGGGTCGCCGAGCTTGATCAGCAGCGTGTTCGCCGCGAACGACGCGGTGTCGTTCGTCTGGATCGCCTTGGCGTTCGTGAGCGTCCCCCAGAACCGCACGAGGCCGGTCGCCAGGGTGGCGACGGAGAACAGGCCGAAGTACGAGACGGTGCCCCAGCCGCCGGTCGCCTGGTTGAAGGTGATCGCACCGCCGTAACTCGTCGAGCTGGGGTCGCCACCACTCGCCGCGGTCCAAGTCGCCGGTGTCAACGTCACCCGGGCGTACGCACCCGCGGACGGTTCCGAGAAGTTCCCCGCCGCTTCCGTCGGGAGCGTGGTGGAGAGCGCGACGTACCACGTGGGGACCGTGTACGCGGTTTTGCCGGTGTAATGGTCGAGCATCTTCATTTCTTCGCTATCGACGAACCCACCCATCAGGTGATCCTTTCGACGTGAGACTCACTGGAGGTGAGTTCGGTGGTTTTCACATGCCCCGACTCGAGCCGGGTATCGACATAGATCGGATAACCGAGCTTGCGGGCTTCGAGGCAGAACCAGATGTCCTCCCCGGCGACGATGTCCGGTGCGACTTCGTCCTCGCGGAACCAGCGGTACGGGTGGCTGGACTGGATCTTCTCGAACACGTCGCGGTGGACGAGGAGGCAGTGGCAGCCGGTGGCGTCGACCTCGTTCAACCCGAGGACGTAGGAGCTGACTTCGCGGTACCCGGCCCAGTTCCCGTCGTCGTCCCACTCGATCTTGTACATGGTGGGGAGGACTTCGATCTGTTGGCGGCCGAACTCGTCGAACACCGGAGCGTCGTGCTCATCCTTCTTCCCCCGCCGTTGATGAGCGAGCGCCCCGACGATGGGACGTTGTTCGGGGTCGGCGTCCTCGAGGAGGAGGTCGAGCATGTTCGGGGGGAACGTCGCATCACTGTCGAGAATCAACAGCCATTCGGCCCGTTCCTGTTCGAGCATGTCGTGGACCATCTGGTTCCGGGCCTTGCACAGGTTCGCCCCCGAGAACTGGGGCGCGAAGTTCAAGATGCGCTGCGATCGCCAAGTGTCGTGGATGAACAGGCCGAACAGGCAATGGTGGAACTGTTGGGTGATCGTGTCGGGGTGCAGGTAGCCGACGATGACGTTCTGGGTGTCAGCCATTCCCGACGTTCACCGGTGCCGGCTTCTTCCCGTTCGTCGGAGCTGCCGGTAGTGCGGGTGGGGCTTCTTCCTCGTTGGGTTTCTCGTCCCCTGGGACTCCGGCGGGGGTTTGTCCGGGGCTGGTGTACGCCTGGGCGCCGGGGTAGTAGACCTCGCCGGTGTGGGGCAGGTTCTCGAGGCCAACACCGGTCTCGACGACCTTCACGACTTCGGCACCCTCATAGCCGGCGCGGACGAGGTTGACGACGGCGAGGCTCTTGTCGAGCATGATTTTCGCCGCATCCGCGTTCGAATCACCCAACGCGGCGATGTCGCTGGCGTCGTACCAGAGTTCGGCGCCGGGTGGCACCTCGAGCAGGTGTTCGAGGCTGGCGCATGCGGTGCGCCATTGGGGGCGGGCGAACAGGTCGGAGAACCGGCGCATCGCCTGCGCATAGTTGCTGTACGTCGCGGCTTGGAGACCTTCTTTGAGACCGACGACGATGCCAGGGACTCCGCCGGCGGTGGCGATCCTGTTCTCTCCCGCGGCTTGGATCACGTCGAAGTTGATTGCCTGCATGTTCGACCCGATGACCGTCGCGTCCGCGCCATCCTCGAGCAGCATGCTGCGGTAGGCGTTGTCGAGGCCTTCGTGGCGGGCTTGGAGCTCGTCGCGCATCCGGGCCCGCGATTCGGGGTCGAGTTTCTTATCGACCTTGATGAGCAGGTTCGGGGTCGCGGCCCGTTCGAAGAACATCTGCTTATGGCGAGTCATCGCCACATCGGACTGAACCTCGAGCAGGATCGGGGTAAGCCAGGACATGCCCCGGAACGCGGCCATCGGGTCCGGGATCGGCGACCAATGGGAGACTTCCTCCGCCAAGAGGAACTTGGTGGCGGCCCCACCGTTCGGGCCGTTCGGCTCGTACAGATATCCGGCGACGCCTTGTCGGTCGGAGACGATGCTCACCCAGTCGGGACGTAACCTTTGCAGCTCGAGCGGGTTCGCCCGGTAGATATAACTGTTGCCGGCGAGGGAGACATCTTGTTCCATGCGGGCGAGGAGCTCGCCGGTGGTGCCGTTCGTCCATGGGTTCTGCAGGAGTCCGAGCGCCTTGTTGGAGAAGATCGCGTCGGTAGCCCGGTTCCGCCACGCGAACCGGACCTCGGAGAAAAGGGCCATGCGGGCGAGGATGACCGCGAAGATGACCCCATTGCCCTTGTAGCCGGAGCTCACATAGGAACGGAAGTCGTCTTCGATGCGTTCTTTGGGGCGGGCACCCTGCCACGACTCGAACATGTCGACGAGCCCCGACCGTTCCACCTCCGCTGGACGCTGTTTGAAGACCAGACTCATTCGGACCTCGCGTCGACAGTGAGCGCCCCGACGATCAAGAACAGCCCGGCGACGACCACTGCGGCCTGCCAGTAGATGAACGCCACCCCGGCGATGACGAACAAGGCACCGGCGAGGAGACCGAACGCGGTGACGTTCTCATCCTGAGTCACGCGGGCGGATCCACCGGCAGATTCCCATACGGGACCGCCCGGCCGGTATCGACGAGGGTCCGGTTCAGGCACGACCCGTCGGTCAGGATCAGCCATGCCAAATAGCGGCCGTACTTCTCCGCTCGATCCTTCGCCGTGTGGATGGTGATCACCGTCCCTGGTGGGATGACCGTCGCGACCCACGCGGCGACGTCACGCCCAGCCTGGGTCGAAACCTCAGGAGCGTTGATCCCCGCGAAACGCAGCGTGTGGTTCTGGTAGATGTCGAACCCGAGGTCGATCTCGGTGTGGACGGTGTCCCCGTCGACGTTCGCGATGACCGTCGCCCGGTACTCGTACATCAGAAGAACGAGATCGCCGGCGCCCACGATTCCTCGGGCCGGGCGGCTTCGAAGAGGGCGAGGACCATGGCGACGGCGGCGTCGATCCGATCCTTACTGCGGCTCTTGGCGAGGGTGAACCCGCGTTCGTTGTACCGGGCCACGGCGTTCAACACCTGGGTTTCGAGGACCGGGTCACCATCGTGGGAAATCTCGTGCCGTTTGACCATCTCGTACGCCAAGCCCGCGGCGGGGGTCATACGTTCGAGTGATTGAGGGACTTCGAGCATGGCGAGCCCCTCATCGACGAGCTGCTGGGCCGGGAGATCGAAATACCGGGGGTCGTAGGCGATGCCGGCGACGTCGTACATGGCGTCGAGCTCCCGAATGAACCGCATCGCATCCGACACATCCAGCCTGCCATCTGGCACCGGGAGCCACACCTTCGCTTTGACGTGGTATTTGCCGTTCGGGCGTTGCTGAATCCAGACCACCGCCGTCGAGTCGTGTTTGAGGCCGATGTCGACCCCAACCCATGTCTTCGCCGAGGGCACCATCTCGTAGGGGTCCTCGAGCGCCCGCCACAGGGCCCGCCCATCGGTACCGAGCCAGGATTCGACCCCGTCAACCCATTGGCCGAGACGGAAGATCCGGAAGTGGGCTTCGGGGGAGAGGGCGACGGCGGTTCTGAGGGCGTCGATATTCATGTAGCCCTCGGCCAAGGCCGGGTTCGCCTCGAACCACATCTCCTCGTCGTAGATCGAACAGTTCTCCGGCGCCGCATACTCGGTGAACAAGAACCCCGGCAACCGGTCCCCGGACAGTTCACGGGTGCGGAGATGCCAAAGAGCCGAATGGCGGTCGAATCCGGGGGTCCCGATCCCGACCACGAGGCTCGAGGGCCGTTTCCCGGACGCGAGGAGCAGCGAATCCCACGAATCGATCGGCATGAACCCGATCTCGTCACAAATCGCCACCGACGGGTCCAAACCCTGCAGGCCGTCCGGGTCGGCCGACACCGGGAACATCTCGCCCCCGTTGTGGGGCGTCTTGACCTTCGTGCCACCGATCGCCGAATAGACCAACGCCCGGTTCGCCAGCTCGTCATTCTCGGCAATCGCCGACAACGCCACCCCGTAGGTCGACCGGATCGCCTGGTTGATCGTCGTCGCCACCACCGGCACCTGCGGCGCACCCGACAACGGATCGGCATCGAACAACGCATGCGAGGCCACAGCGGCCAAGAACGTCGACTTGCCATTCCCCCGCGGGAGCTCCATCGCCGCGCTCATGACCCCTTCGGCGTAGACCGCCTCGAGCCATTCCTTCTGAAACGGGGCCAACTTCAGCGACTTGCCGGCCCCGTAACCCTTCGGAGCGACGAAATACTTCTCAATCCAGCGGATCGCCCGGGCATGACGGGCCTTCGTCCGCCACGTCGACCATGGCGGAGGAAACGCCCTCGCGTCCGCCCACGGCGCAAACTTCGCCGCATTGGCGTTCCCGACCCTCCTGGACGACATGAAGGGCCTTTCCGAGAATTCGGGGCCAAAAACCAGCCCGCATCGTTGGAACCGTGCGCGGCGG